TTTGGCGGTGTGCCATTTAGCATGGTTAATAAACACATTAGGGGTTGGAACGATATGGTAGAAGGTGAGGGCAAGCGGGCATTAGAGTCTTTCCTACCTACAGCACTGGCCAACCCATACAAGGCGTTTAATAGGTACAAGCCTGACTTCGGTATAAAAACTCGTAGGGGTGATTTTATTTATGGTGAGTTAAGCGCGGGTGAGTTGACTGCGCAAGTGTTAGGGTTTCCGCCAGCAGGGTATTTGCGCCAACAAGAGAAAAACCGCAAAGCTAAAGGCATTGATATTTCAATCAATGAACAGGCGACTAGTCTAACTAAAAAATATTACGTTGCTGCTAGAACCTTGGACTTTGATGCCCTAGAAGATATTAAGACAGAGATATACGAATACAACAACAAGCACCCAGCGGCGGGGGTGGACATGGCAGCAATTGCTAGGTCTATGAAGTCCCATGCTAAGACGAGTACTGAAATGTACAACGGTATATCGCTAAGTCCGAAGTACCGCAAGATTATTGAAGCAGATTTACAAGGGGTGTATGACACCTTTAATCCAGTAGATGACTATTTTAATAGATAAAAGAAAGCCCCGCTAAACTGGAGTAAAAACGGGGCTAACCCAACCGGAGTGTAAATGGCAGAAGGACGCCGCCACCTACAAAAACACTATATCATAAGATGCGCCAAATACGTACACCGAAGAACAAATTTTCTATACGCACCTGACTTTTTAGTTTCCACCCTCGCCCCTTAAAAACACGCCTCGTTTGTGTGACCGCGACGTTTGTTTTTATGCAAGGTATAAAGATGGACATTCCTACTTCCATAGCGTCCCAGTTGACAACCGTTGGTACGCCATCAGGGGATAACTCATCATACCCTCTTAGCCTCTCAGGTTTCATCTGCCTTATCCAAATCAAACTTGAGTTTAATAACTCTGGCTGGGGGCAGTGACAATGGGTAACCCTTTGTCAGCCTAACCAGTGTAATTTCGGCCCCGTACTTGTTAACTAGCTCTTCCTTCATCTGTCGATAGGGTATACTTCGCTTACCACACCACTCTGATAATGGCTTAACCATTATATAAAACATTTTACTGTCTGGTTCGTAACGAGCGACCAACTTACCTCGTGCTACCTCTTCTGGTATTATGTATGTCTCAATAGCATCTTTGTTTAACCTTGAGTCAGTCGTACTGTCAATACGCAGTATGTTGCTAATGTGTTCTGCAATAAAATCATTCATGTGGTCAATCGCCGTACCTTCCATATTTAGCAGGTTTATCCGATTGCTATTTATAAGTGTCTGTATCGCCCAACTTAATATGGGCTGGACATCGAAGTCAATGAGCCCCGCTTTCTTAGCTACGAGCAAACCTGTTATGGTGTAAGTTATCTGAGCGGACCAAAATCTATTTTCGGCGGTTAAGCTACCAAGCTTGTCCACCTTCTGACCTACTTGCTCTGCAATCTCGATTACTTTTTCTTTGTTCTGCAATACAAACTTAATAAACTGTGGTCCTGCATGGCCGTAGTTTTCGTGTACGCCTTTAGTAAAATAATCTGTTGTTGTTTTGTCCTCATGCTTATCAAACATACGTGGTACGTGGCATTCTAGGATACGCTGCGCTTCAGCTTTAGGGGCATCTTTAAACTTACCGATTACTTCTAGTATTGACGTGTTACCGGTTGTTGCGACCATAAGCGACCATGCAGCACCGCGTTCCCGCTCTGTATTAGCTTGTGAACTCATGCGCCCACGCTGCTTACCACCGGTAAACTGATAGACCATATCTGATGCCGCATCACTGTCCATGTTAGTAATCTCATCAAGGGGCAGTGGTAGGTTATGGTATAACTCACAACGGTTCATCTTAAAAGCAACCGTATCCTCTTTTGACAAGACCATGCCTTCTGGGTCACCCCATATACTAGCCATAGCTTCTAGCATTGTTGACTTCCCGACACCTGATTCCTTACTATAGAAATGCACGGCTGAACAACTTACGTTGGCTATTTCCATCAGTACCGAGCCAAAACCCATACCCAACGCGTACTGCTGTATGACAAATTTAGGGTCATTCCAAACAGATATAACACGCTGCCATTCTAGCAATGAGCCCCTAGGTTCAAACATAGGGAATAAGCTTTTGGTGTGGACTGACGGAGGGTTAAACTCTGTCCCAGACATAGTAAATTTCTGGTTACCTACTACAAACGCGTCTAGGTTCTTACCCACCCACCCGAATTGCTTGTGAGCTTCGTCAGCTTTCTTGGCAACTTGTAATTCATTAATCCATTGCATAACGTAGTTCCTTAAATCATTATAGTCCTTAGCAACCATGCCTTCACGTGCTAACACCTTACGTAGTTCATCTTTAGAGGAAGCGGATACCATGTCTACATCAAACTCGCGCACACCGTCTTTAGGTAAGTGTAGTCTGATGATGATAGACTCACCGCTTATGGCGTCATAGGTACGCTTAACAACATACATATCATGTGGGTAAACTACTTTTTCTTCATCGGGCTCATCGTCGTTGGGTATTCTTAAGTAAACACCCCCATTCTTACCTCGAAAATAAGGGAATGGGTATTTGGGTATATTGTACTGTACTACCGGCGCATTAGGTAGGCTTAGGGATGGTGCGTGGACTACTTCTTCAACCTTTTCCGGTTCAGGGACCTTGTATACCCCATCTTCTAACTCGGCCTCTTGTATCTGCATGCCGATTGCAATGGGTGATTTGAATTTTCCCTTTAACGGGCAGCCCTTACACCCTTCTGGGTTAGTATCTGAAAAATACTCACAAGTGTTGGGTTTGGGAATCTCATTGGCTTTCGTTTCAGTCTTGGCAAAGTTGTACTCATCGTGTTTTTTAGATATGAAATGTATAGCCTTGTCCCTATCAGAACAAAACTGTGCGATAGATAGCCCTGCACGCCATAACGGTTCAGGTGCTTCATTTTGGTGTGTAACTAGGTATTTAATCTGATTACAACCTCTATCCTGCAAAGACTCAGTTACTATCAATTTGAATATAGCTTCTTTGTTACCAGCTAATTGCTGATTCAGCCCACTAAACTCCGCACCTGCTACAGTAGCTATTGTAAGTGGTGCTTCATCCTCCCCAACTATTTTTTTAAACGCCTCAAAAGATGTTACCGCGCCCACACATTTGATTGGCACATCTTTCGGTGGGTCGTACTTGATGTTTTTGGTTAATGGCATGCGTAGTATACGAGAACCATCAGCGGTACAGCCGTGGTCAGCGTGAAACTCTTGTTCTTTACATAGCTTTTTAAGGCGTAGGGCAACAGGACGCCACAGGTCAAACGTAACAGCTTCTTCTAGTGGCCAGTACACGTGGAAGCCACCCCCTGATAAAACTACGTAGGGCTTGGGTAAGCCCAGTGTGCGGCACAGTTCTTTAAGACTTCTAAATGCCTCACCTTGCGTTGCGAATCCTTTGTCCTCGCCACAGTCTAAATCTAGGAAAAATGTACGTATGGCGGCAATGTTAGAATGCTCTCTAGCACCCTTTACACCTTTTTCCTTACGTTCTTTAAATGATGCTACAGCGTAGAATGTGTTAACAGGTTTACCATCAAACACATCTGAGGCGTCAATTAGTTCTTCGATATCGTCAAAAAATAATTGTTTACCCCTACCACTCCCATCTATAGTCTTAAGACAGTACAGCCCATCAGGGCACAGTATAGTCTCCAAAAATGTTCTTCGGTTCATACAATCACCACAGAGAAAAACGCCACGAAACACACAAATGCCGTGGCGTTGGGTTTATTTAGTTATTCGTCATCCCAATCGTCTATAATGCTAGATAAGTCCTCATCAACTTTAGCATTTGGCGATTTCTTCTTCTCTGCCTTAACAGGTTCCTCTACATCCTCTTCTTGTTCCTCTTCTTGTTCAACTACTTTTGGCTTAGTTGCGGGCTTTCTGGTTCTAGTTTTTGGTTTCGGCGCGTCTTCTTCATCTATTTCTGGTTTTGACTTAGCTTCAGTTTTTTCAACCTTGTCAGTTTGTGATACTGTCATTTCCAGTGCTAGTTTAACAGCGTCAGTGCCCCTAACTTCTACTACTGTGTTTAACTGGGTTTCAGTTAGTGGCCCTGTTGCTTTGAAGAATAACTTGGGTGTCTCAGCCTCGGTATCAAAATACATGTTAGTTACAACAGCAATCGCTGGCGCTTTGTTTGCGCTTAGAAACCGAGCGTAGGCTTGCATAGGTAACTGCCCATTTTCTGCGCCACCAAAAATAGACGTTGCGGGTAACTGCATTTGGTATACCGTTTCTAAATCATCTGCGAGTACTATAGCCAGACGCTGGCTAAAACGACATGCACGGCTATCACCCTGACCACTACCTTTAATAGACTGGGGGCAAGTAGAACATTTATCGGATTGACGGTCCTCGATGTCAACATCTGGGCTAGGTACTTTAGTGTCGGCGGACCAACAAATGGGGGGCGTGGTGTTTTTAGGGTCATAAGAACCATCGTAGTATGTACGTGCAATAGGTGCGGCATCAATGACAACAATATCTATGTTATCTTCTTTATTTACGCTAATCTGTTCACCACCAACCATCATGCGGAACTTACTACCTTTAATGCTAATGCGTTTGTAATCACCACCACCACCAGCAAGTTTATCATTTTCTTGGAGTAGCCCTTTGAACAGGTCACTGTTCGCCAACGCACCAGCTAGGTTTGCTAATTCATTACTCATTTTTTATTCCTTATAGGTCTTCGTCATAGTCGTCAAGTATAGAGTGTAAATCGTCATCATCATCTTCTGCTAACTGATTAAGCTCTGTGCCCGCGGCTGCTATTTGCTTTTGGGAATCTGCATCACGAGTTGTTGAAGCCAGTAATGCTTCTTCAACTTTAGCTACATTAAACCTGTATGTGGTACTCACCTTAACATACGTGTCAGGTGGGATTTGCCCAGACCTAACCCAGTTCCGCACCGTGGATATTGATACGGAAAAGTGTTTAGCTAGAGCTGCGATTGCCATGTAGGGTTGCATTATTTATTTTTCCTCACGATTGTTTAGTAGTCGGGCGTTTGACCGTTATCTGGTATTCAGACGTCTGTTCAAGCGAAGTTGGTAGTGCATCTGGGAACTCTTCTATGTACTCTTTAACCGCTGTTTGGTTAAGGCGCTTTTCGAAGAAGTCAGGTACATTGTTCTCGACTATAAACTCATGCATGTCTGCCCAATCACTTGACCAGTAACGGGTTTTAGTCGTGCGGTAGAACGTACCGGAAGTAGTTTTAGTACTCTCAACACCCTGTTCCTTACAGTAAGCAAGTAACGCGTGCTTTATTTTATCTTGCTGGTCCTCTAGTTTTTTGTTCTCCAAATCAAATGCTTGCTTAAGTTCCGTGCGCTTATCTCGTATCTTTATGAAAACTCTGGTGAGTTTGTTGGGTAGTCCTTCAACGGGCTCTGTCATGGTGTAACTCCAGTTAGTTGTAAAGTATATAATATAGTGACATAACTTACGCTAGTCAAGTATTTGTTTGTAAAGGTCTATAATTTTTGTGTGGAGGTTAACTCTGTTATCAAGCAGTGCGTATATGTGCTTTTCCACTGGCGAGCCTCTTAACTTTACAACGGTGCACTTGTGGTCTTGGCCCGCCCTGTGTACTCGGGCATTTGCTTGCGCCCATGTCTCTAGTGAACTAGTTGGCCCCCACCATACGATTGTATTTGCGGCAGTTAGCGTAACACCATGTGCGGCAGATTGTGGCTGGATAACTAACACCTGCGGGGTATCTGTGTTCTGGAACTCCCTAAATATAGCTGTCCGTTCACTTGCTGGAACATCACCAGATATAATACGGTTGCTAATACCATCGGCGGTTAACTTGTTAGCAATCAGGTGGATTACATTTTTGTAAGGGGCGAACACTAACACTTTTTTACTGGACTCCGCT